TAACGATAAACGGACAAGGGTCAATTCAATTGCACCGATGTTTGAATCAGGCATGGTCTATTATCCAGAAAACAGAACTTTTGCAGAAGAAGTTATTGAAGAATGTGCCGCTTTCCCGTATGGTGAGAATGATGACTATGTCGATACGGTCACCCAAGCGTTGATGCGTTTTAGACAATCAGGATTAATTCAACTACGGATGGACTACGAGCCAGAGCCCGTAGATAATACGAGGAGAGTATTCTATTAATGGTTAAGTATGTAGAAAATATAGATGGTAGTCTGACAGCAGTTGAAGACAAACCAAAAGAATCTTTTTCTCAAGCAAAAAAATATTTTGAGAAAGGTTTAATGAAGGACGATCCTATTGGTTTAAATCCTGATACATATCAAAGTGTAAAAAAATATGCAGGACCAATACTATCACCCTTAATACAAGCAGGTGCAACTGCTGGTGATCTTGGTCTTAGAGGTATTATGAGTTTAGGATATGGTGCTTCAGGTGCTGTAGGAGATGTTACAGGTAATGAAAGACTAGGCAGAGAATTGGCAGGGATGTTTGAATCTGGTGGTGGTATGTTGGGAAGTCCAGGCACTGCTCTTTCTGCGCCGTATCGTACAGCAGCTACTGTAGGTAAAACAAGAGCTTCTCAAGCTATAAAAAAATTTGACGAAGATCAAACAGGTAAAATTTCTTTGGGAGCAGACAAGGGAACAGATATTTTAACTCAAATTAAAAATGCAAAATCAAATCAAGAAAAAAGTAGATTAAGAAGATCTCCAGAGTTTTTAAATTTAGTTCAAAAAACTTTTGATGAAATGACAGTTAATGGTGTGCCACCTTTTCAAAAAGATGTTTTTGCTAAACTTGGTATGACTAATAATAACCAAATTACACCATTATTGAAAGAACCTGGGTTTAGAGATATACCTTTTGTAAAGGATCAATCAACAATTAGGTCTAGAACATTATACACGGATGAAGCTCAAGCTGCTGCTGTCGAAACAAGAAAAGCCACTAATTTAAAAAAAGCTCAGACTAGAGCAAATGAAAAAGGTCAACCAGTGGTGTATGGAGACGATAGAAAAACATTTTTATTTCCAGAAAACAATCCAAAAGCAAAAGAAGATTTTTTGATTGGATTGGAACAAGCCTATAATGGAAAAAGAGGTTCAGGAGCTTCAGGAGAAAGATTTACTTTAGAAAAATATGCTGAAGAACTAGGTATAAATTCTAAAGATTTTAACACTGCTGTGAATCAATTTAAAAAAAATGAAGGGTTAGTTGACAACCCTAGGTTTACTTTTGACGCGCCTCAAACAGCAAGCATGAGTAAAGCACAAAAAGAAGCTGCCATTAAACAATGGCTAAATAATCCTAATGTTTTACAGTCTGATAAAGATCTATATAAAAGAGCAAAAGAAACTGTAAGAATATACAATCAAACTTTTCCTGATAATCCGCAAAACATTGATCATATTATGGCTTTCGTTAATTCTAAAAATAAAATAGATGCTCAAACAATAAAAAATTTACAGATTACTTCTAGAGAATTTAATCAAGTAACAAAAGCCAATCTGTTTGAAAAACCTCATAAAGGTTTTAAAAAACTTGCTGATCAAATTAAAAATTCAAAAGACAAGCCTACTAGGCAACGTCTCATGAAGAGAATGCAAGTAAAGTGGCAACAGTATTTAGACACTGTAGACAAAGCAGGTTACTACACAAATACGACTGGACTTCCTTTTTTACCTAAAAGGATGCAAGTAAAAAGAAAAGGTACTTTACCTTTTTTAGAACAGATAGATGATTTACAAAGACAAGTTGATTTAGCTATAGACAGTAGTGTAAGAAGAGGACTAGGATACTCAGATGTTCAGGGAATAAAAGATGGTGGCCGTGTTGGGTTTAAAAAAGGTGGTTTAGTGAAACCAGAAAATTATGTTGAAATATATCCTGACGGAACTAAGTTATATAAGATAAATAGTTTCATTAGAGATATAGCAAAGCAGGTGTCATAATGTCCTTTTTAGTAGCAAACGTTCCACCAATAAAAGTTCATGTCAAAAAACAATATCTCTATGATTTACAAAAAGGTCACGGCGAGTTTACTGAAGGTGTGTGGGTCACATGCAAATCAATACAAGGTAGAGCGTTGTACTTTGAAACCTACTTGCCAGAGTACGGTGCACTTTATGATAAACTTCCGATTTCCGCTTTTGTAGCTGAGCCTACAGAATTAGATTTACCACTTGAAGAATTAGAATTGTGGGATGCATTCGATTATGGATTGACTGTAATTGAGAAAGCAGCAATCTCTGGCTGCAAAACAAAATACTTATCACCTTCTAAGAAGTGGCATACAGGGGAATATCTGTTTACCATTGACAACTGTCATCAGGACAAAAATATATTAAACACTGGCTATGCTGAAATACCAGAGGAACATAAGTCTTTTAACATTTTGTTATTGGATAACGGACACTTTGCAGCACAGCCTAACAATCGTTGCTTATTCTATGATAAATCGCTAAGTCCTTCAGAACTAAAGACTCCTGACTTTAAGGTATCAACTATTGAATACAATGTAGAGACCGAAAGCAAATGGACAGCGGGCGATGATGATAATTATTTTTACGGCTTGAAAGAGCAGAAATAATCTATTATTATATTCGATGATTAACCGTTCACAATTAGGGAGAACTACAGACATGGGATTAGCTATAGTAAAACAAAAAAACCTTAAAGATAAACAAGGCAAAGATGTTAAAACAAAAAAAGGAAAATCTGTTCTTACAAAAGAGACAGAAATTGTAAATAATAAATCTCTTATAAAAAATTTAGGTTTAGATAAACCAGGAAAAAGACAAGGGCCTAAAGGAGGGCGTCAAGCTCTGAAACCAGGAGGCAAAGTTGGTTTAAAAAAAGTTGATAAAACTAAAAATCCAGGTTTGGCTAAATTGCCTATGAAAGTAAGAAACAACATGGGTTACGCGAAAAAAGGTGGTCTCGCTATGAAAAAAGGCGGTCGCGCTAGATAATGGCAAAACTTTGTGCAAAAGGAAAAGCAGCAGCGAAGCGTAAGTTTAAGGTCTATCCTTCAGCGTACGCTAATATGTATGCGTCCGGTGTGTGTTCAGGAAAAATTACTCCAGGTGGTAAGAAAAATAAAAAAGCTGACGGGGGAAGAGTTGGTTTAAAGAATGGTGGATCACCAGATAAGATTGCCAAAGGTTGTGGTGCGGTCATGAGTAACCGTCGTAAAGTAACCAAGTATGTCTGATGGCGAAAAAAGGTTTAAGAGCATGGGTCAAAGAGAAGTGGGTGGACATTGGAGCACCCAAGAAGAATGGGAAATACCAGCCATGCGGGAGAAGCAAGGGGTCAAAGAGGAAATATCCAAAGTGCGTACCACTTGCAAAAGCCACACGAATGACAAAGTCGCAAAAGGCGAGTGCTGTCAGCAGAAAAAGAGCAGCGGGTAATCCTGGAGGAAAACCAACAAACGTAAAAACGTTTGTGAAACGTAAAAAAGCTGCGAACGGGGGTTCAATGAGTAATTACAGACAACATTTAAGAAAACCGTGAAGCCAACAAAAATAGGAAATGAATGGATAACCTCAACTTACAAAAATTTTCCTATTAGCAGGTTAAAAAATAAAACAAACAAGGAAAAAACATGGCAAGAACACCAGCATGGCAACGAAAAGAAGGCAAAAGTAAGTCAGGAGGCTTGAATAAAAAGGGTGTGGCGTCATATAGACGAGCAAATCCTGGTTCAAAGCTAAAAACTGCTGTTACAACGAAGCCGTCTAAGTTAAAAAAAGGTTCTAAAGCTGCAAAACGACGTAAATCGTTCTGCGCACGTATGAAAGGCATGAAAAAGAAACGTACAGGTTCAAAAACTGCACGTGATCCTAACTCTAGGATCAATAAATCTTTACGAAAATGGAATTGCTAACACGTGTTGTGCCGAAATTGCGATCACGAGTGTCATTGTGGTAACAACGGAGTGTGTGCTGTATGCAAATGCGCAAACTGTGAGCACAATGCCTTAGATGAATTTTGGGATCGAGTTGGCGAAAAGAAAGTTGACGTAGAAGAATAAAAACAGTATTCTGAGTTAGCATTATAAGGGTAATCATCATGACCGCTACATTTTTAGGACTTCAAAGCAACGCTAAGATTAGCAAATCTGCTCGTGAAGCTTTTAATAGTACGTATGGTGGAAAACCTTTTCTTGAAATTGCACCTGCTTTAAAAGCTTTAGGTTTAAATAAAAATGATGCCAGAGTAAGACAAAAAGATGGTGGAAGAATTAATTATGCTCTTGGAGGCAGTGGTGATATGCCGGATGCTGTTGGTCCAATGGAGCCAGGTTTCGATCCAGATCCGAATGCTCCTCCAGTTATGGAAAATAGCTCTTTACAACTTGTAGACATGATTCAATCAATCGATGATCCAGAGAAAAAAATAAACACCTCCATAATGCTTCTTATGCAAATGGGAGAAGAAGCAATTCCTTTACTAGAGCAAGCTTTATCAACTGAGGAGTTTGTTGTTTTGTCAAAAAAATTAGAATCTTTACCTGAAGAAGATTTAGCTGCTGGAATTGCAGGATTAGATACATCAGGAATGATGGCAAATATGGATGATGACGATGACATGTTGGACCCTGATGCAATGCAAACTGATCCACAAGAATTGATGAGAGAAATACAATCACAAGGAGCTGTACAAACAGCAAGAGCGCCTTCACAAGAAGGTATCATGTCAATGATGAGAGGCTAGAATGGCTATAGATAGAGAGATGCCGCTTAAAGAACAAATGAAGTTCGATATGCGAGCAGAAGAAGTTGATATTATGGAAGGTGACCCTCAGCTTGATGCTGATGGTGGAGCTACAATTAACTTTGGTCCAGAAGTTCAAATGTCAGAAGGCCACACTGAAAACTTAGCAGACTTTTTAAGTGATGGTGATCTGGATGTTATATCAAGAGATTTAGTAGAAGCGTACGAAGGCGACAAGGACTCAAGAGAAGAATGGTCGTCGACTTATGCCGAGGGTTTAGATTTACTTGGCATGAAATATGAAGAAAGATCAAATCCATTTCCCGGTGCGTCAGGTGTATCACATCCGTTACTAGCAGAATCAGTTACACAATTTCAAGCACAGTCTTACAAAGAATTATTCCCTGCGGGAGGCCCTGTAAAAACTCAAGTCATGGGTATGACCAACCCTCAAGTTGAGGCACAATCTGGTCGCGTTAAAGAATTTATGAATTATCAACTAACCCACGTCATGGAAGAATACGAACCCGAGCTTGATCAAATGCTTTTCCACTTACCCTTATCAGGTTCGGCGTTTCGTAAAATTTATTTTGATAATACACTAGGACGACCTGTTTCTAAGTTTGTATCATCAGAAGATTTAGTTGTTCCATACGAGGCAACTGATTTAATGACGTGTGCAAGAATTACTCACGTTGTAAAAATGATGTCAAATGAATTACGTAAGTTTCAAGTATCAGGATTCTATCGTGACATAGACTTAGAAGATCCAAAAGATGATGACCCCAGTAAAGTAAAAGAAAAGATAGATGAAATTGATGGAAAGAAAAAAGCTTATACAAAAGATAATGTTCACACATTATTAGAAATGCATGTTGATCTTGACCTTCCAGGTTATGAAGATGCCAATGAGGCAGGCGAAGAGACTGGAATTAGTTTACCGTACATTGTAACTATTGAAGACAACTCAGGGGAAATTTTATCAATACGTAGAAACTGGAATGAACAAGATCCACTCAAAATTAAAAAACAATATTTCGTACATTACAAGTTCTTGCCAGGTCTTGGTTTCTATGGTTTTGGTCTTATTCATATGCTTGGTGGTCTCACAAAAACCGCAACCTCTATATTACGACAGCTTATCGATGCCGGAACACTTGTTAATTTACCAGCTGGTTTCAAAGCAAGAGGGCTTAGAATTAGGGATGATGATCAACCTCTAGTACCAGGTGAGTTTAGAGATGTTGATGCCCCTGCTGGAGACATTCGTAATTCACTAGTTCCATTACCTTACAAAGAACCATCAGGAACGTTATTTAATTTATTAGGTTTTGTTATTGAAAGTGGTAAATCATTTGCTGCGGTTGCTGACATGAAACTTGGTGAAGGTAACGAAGTAAATCCTGTTGGTACTACTATGGCTCTTCTTGAAAGAGGCATGAAAGTTATGTCTGCAATTCACAAAAGAATGCACATGGCTCAAGGTAAAGAGTTTAAATTACTGGCTCAATTGTTTGCAGAAACACTACCAAACGTTTATCCATATCAAGTAGTAGGAGGAAATCAAGCAGTCAAAGCACAAGACTTTGATGAAAGAATCGATGTTATACCTGTGTCGGACCCTAACATATTTTCAGTTACACAACGGGTAACTCTTGCACAACAACAATTACAACTTGCGCAAGCTGCACCGGAGATGCACAGTTTACCAGAAGCATACAGAAGGATGTATGAAGCAATGGGTGTGCAAAATATAGAAGCGCTTATGCCTCCACCACCACAGCCACAACCAAAAGATCCTGCAACTGAAAATTCAGATTTACTGGCAGGAATGCCTGCACAAGCTTTTCAAGGGCAGAATCATGACGCTCATATTGCATCTCATTTTTCATTAATGACAAGCACAGTTGTTAAAAGCAATCCTATGGCAATGGCAAATATTCAAGCTCATGTTATGCAACATATTTCACTAAAAGCTCAAGAAGAAATTCAAGCAGAAGTACAACAACAGATGATGCAAATGCCTCCTGAACAACAACAGATGATGCAACAACAAATGATGATGGAAATGCAAAACAGAGTTGCAGAGCGTGAAGCTGAATTAATTGATAATTTTGTAACTGAATTAGAAGATGCTTTAAAAGATTCTACGCAAGATCCTCTTGTTGAATTGAAAAAAGAAGAGTTGGAATTAAGAGAACAAGATATGGAACGTAAAGCTCAAGAAGCACAATTAAAATTAGAACTTGAAGAACGTAAAGCTGATGATCGAAAAGAAACAGATGAAGACAGAATTGATCAGCAAAAAGATGCACTAGCTATTCGTTCAGCGATTGCTGCAGAAAAATTAGAAAAAGATTCTAAAAATAAAATGATGGATAAAGCAGAAAAGATTACTGCTAATTTAGAAAAGACAGCTGCTAATATTTTAAACCCTAATGGGAGACAACAGTAATGAGTAGGCCTGACAGTAAACCAGGAAAACCAGGAGGAGGAAGACCAGGCGGGGGCAGACCAGATAATCCTCCAGGAACAGTAGGATGGGGCGGAGGAACTGTAACAGACGGCCAAGGTAATCCCGTAGGCGTAGGAGGACGACCCGGTGTTCCAGGTGAAGGAGCTGGAGGCGGCGGAGGCGGCGGAGGCGGAGGAGGTCAACAGCCTGCACCACCACCTATAGACTACAATATTATTTACGATTCTGGAGTTGGAGCAGTAATGCCAGATGTTAAAACTGGAATTATTGCTGATCAATATGCTAAACTTTTAGACGTTCCTTACCGTCAAGCTTTTATGCCTGGTGGACCAGAAGATAGTATTTTTGCAGCAGAAAACGTTATGCCTATTGAAACTAAAGCAGACCCTCGTCCGTATAGTAAAACAAATCAAATTCCAATTCGTGATTTACTTAAATTATCTATGAGAGACGCAACTGATGCTGAACTGTTAGGAATTGAAACAGGACCAGACAAACCTTTAATGTCAAAAGACCCTTACAAAATGATGTCGTATCAATTAGATTATATGGCAGCAAAAAATCCAAAGAAAAAACCACCAGTAGGCGGAGGTCCTGGTGTTGGAAAACCAAATCCTGTTCCTTTTCCTATTCCGCCTAATATTATGCCACCTTATCCAGGACCCATTACACCAAGACCTGGTGGGCCCATTATTCCTTTGCCAATTGTAGGTCCAGGACCAATTAC